CCTTCAAGCGCGGTCGCTAAATGGCAAACCCATTCAGCCTGATCGTGGCTGGCGTTGACAGCGGCGCGAACCTTCTTGACCTACCAGCTCCAAGTGCTACGACCACGCCGTATGTCGATCTTGGCAGTCTCTCGCTCACGCTCTCAGGCGACGGCAACGGTGGCTCAATGACCTTTGATGTGATTGAGACCAAGACTCCAGTGGCAGGACCGTGGTGGCGCTCTGGCGCAGTCCACGACAATGCGCGCGTCCAGTTCTTTGACAGCCGCTACAGCGTCTCGTCACCAATCTTCCTTGGCTATGTGACCGGCATTGATGCGCGGATGCTGGAGAACGGCCTTGGCTCGCGCGCAACCGTCACTGCTGAGGACGCAGACGGCTGGCTGCAAAAGACCATCATCCGCAACGGCACGACAGGTATCCGAGCGACCTCCTTTGTGGACTCGTTCACGCTTGGCTCGTCTACCTCTACCGACCGAGACATCATCAACGGCTTGCTGGCTCGCGTAAACACACAGGTCAACGATGCGACCACTCGACAGATCCTAGACACGAGCGTGATCAGCGGCTCTACGCGAGCGATCTACACAGGCTCCGCGCAGACCATCGGCAAGCAGACCTTCAAGGCATCCACGCTGCAAAGCGCTTTGGATCAGGTCGCTGAGGCAGCAGGCGGCATCGCTGACATTCAGTACCGCTACTGGGTTGATACCGATGGGAGACTGAACTACGGACCAAAGACCACAGCGCCAACCTACGCCACGGCTCCGGCAGAGATCGTCACCGATCCTGCAAGCGTCCAGACTGGCAGCGCCTCCATCGTGACGCGCCTGCTGGCACGCGACCTCTCGGTCAATCTCGATCACTCGGACATCGTCAAGGGGATCTTTGTGCAGGCTGACTCAGCCTATGCGCGCTACGACAGCAACCAGACCTTCCCAACGGCTCCGACCAACGACCCATACTTCCGCACCTACACAGGCACCTACAGCCGCAACGGCGCTGGTCTGGCAAGCCGCAGCGGTCCTCTGGCGCACGAAGTGTTCAGCGCGCCAAAGATCGTCGCCAAGGCGGATCGCGGCGCAACCATCGGCGCTCTCGCTCGCGCCACGATGGTGACGCGCGGCAAGCCAGTACGCAGCGTCTCGTTCACCATTGCCGGTGGCGACCTGAATCAGACCTCTGCGCCAGATTGGGAGTATGGCTACAGCCAAGGCTATGCGCTGACCGCAGCGGCAACCTACACGCTCGTCAAGGCGTGGCTGCCAGGGCAGTATGTGAAGCTCACCGCTCCAGCGCTTGACCTCTCTGCCGCTATTCTCTACATCCCCACCGTGACGATGCGCTTCGCTGAGGGCGGCGGCACCTACCAAGTCCAGTATGAGATCCAGGCGGACTTCCGCCGTCAGTATCTGAAGGGGCTGCGCGGCCTCATTGCAGGAGAGTAGAGATGGGTAAGTACGGCACAAACCTAGAAGGCTTCGGAGCATTTGAAGGCGGCGTAAACGCCGACAAGGGCGCACCGCTCGTTAGCACATCGAGCGACGGCGAGACTTCGCTGCTCTTTGGTCCAGCTGCGCTCCGAGAGATTCAGGCAGGCGTGGCGAACGGCGACTTCGCCATTCCGCCGGATGCAGCTGGCGACACGATCACCGCCGAGAACCCTCTGCCGTACTGGACCTTCACGGATGTGAACAGCGCAGGGGCGATCACCTGTAAGATTGAGAATGCCAATTCAGCATCAAGCAATATGCTGACTTGGACGGTCGCGGCGAATACCCCAACCGGAAAGACGGCAACTATTTCGCGTTATGTTCCAGTGCCATCATCAAGAGACACATCCTATGGGTCTTGGCTTGAGTTGTATGCAGCTCTCGGCAGTGCACATACAGACCGTAAAGTCATTATGACTTTGCAGTTTTATATGTCTGATTTCACGGCTGTCGGCACCGCGATCACGCGAACATTTAGCTTTGCCGATTTTTCTGCGGCGCGAACAGCGGTATTTCTGTATGGTGATAACTCTGACAGATTGATGATCAACTACTTGGCAACTTTTGCAAAGATTTCTTTCTCTATTGAGACAACTGGAACCAATGTTGCTCAATCGCAGATTTCTTTTTTTGAGGTAAAGACCCTTCTTAGCCAGCCGATGCTTCTTCTTACTCCGAGGTCCTCTGGCTCCGGAGGTCCTGCATCAATCTGGAAAGATGCAGACGCGCTATACATCTCTGCGGATATTCCAACTACGGCATCGGCTATAGGGGCTCTATCAACAACTCGACCATACATCAAACTTGATGGAACTGAGATCACCAATAGCTCTGCCACTACTATCTCAGGCGACCTTACAGTTTCAGGCACTACCCAGTTGAACGGCGCAAACTCCAACTGGCTCGCACGCATCACTGCTACGGCAACGCAGTCGCTGACCAACAACACTGCGACCAAGATCACCTTCAACACCGCCAGCGCTACGCCCACGACTGACTCCTACGACCCACAGACCTGGTTTGATAACGCCAACGACCGCATCGTGATCGGTCAGGATGGCTTCTACAACATCACCGCAAATATCGGCTTTGCCACCAACGCAACAGGTCGGCGGCTCGTGCAAATCTTTGTAAACGGCGCAGACCGTGGCAGCGTGCAAGTCGCGGCACTTTCTGGAGCCACAACATTGCTAAGCGTTTCAACTAATGTCTACCTAGTAGCAACAGACTATGTCGAAGTTCACGCCTTGCAGCAGTCAGGCGGCGCGCTCAACACAGTGTTTGTGGCAGGCGTGTATCCAGTCCTTAGCGTCGGAAGGATTGGCGCGTGATGGACGCTGAGCTACAGGCACTAGAGAATGCGCTTGCGGCGTGTGCCGCCCACGGCTGGCAGGTCACCCTGCTCGATCAGATTGACGGCGTGTGGACTGCTGGCGCGTCAGACGATATCTTCGGCGAGCCACTCGTCACCGGCACAGGCGCGACGCGCACGGCCGCGCTGCTCGTGCTGACCGCTGAAGTGGAGGCACGATGACCCCACGCCAGATTGACCAACTGATCGAGCGCCTGGACTCGCACTCGGCGAAGCTCGATCAGGTGCGCTCAGATGTGGACAAACTCAAAGGAGGACTAGTGGCTATCGGTGCGCTGTTGTTCAGCGTACTTGTGCCGCTACTCGCATCGCTGCTCGCTAAGTGAAGCGCGCCGCGTTCCCACTTCTAGGGATCGTCTTCAGCACGCTCATCTTCCTGCCCATCGTGCGCGCAGCAGAGGGCGAGATTAGCCGCACTGTCACCGAGACGAGAGACTACTTTGTCGTGGTCACCGAGCCAATCCGCTTCACCGCACGCACCCTGCTGTGCGACGAGCCAGGCGTGCTGTGGTGTGCGACCCCACCTGCCGGTCACTTTATGGACTCGGCCTTGTGGCTCTACAACGAGACAGGATTGATGCTTGCCTCTAGCGATGACGATGGTCTCTCCTACGCATCGCTGATCCAGATCAACCTAGAGCCAGCCGTCTACCGGCTGCGCGCAGGTCGATTCGGACCGTGCAACGCAAACGGCTGTATGCACCCAGAGGAGCCGTTCCCAACAGGCGGCTACTACGAGCTGCTCACCAATCTTGCACTCGTCCTTGATCCGACTCCGCCTGTCGCGTCGCCGCCACCAATCCCATCCGAGTTGCCGAGTGAAGAGCCAAGCGTAGAACCGTCACCAAGTCCTGAGCCGTCGCCGAGCGAAGAGCCGTCGCCGTCTCCAAGTCCAAGTCAGGAGCCATCCTATGAACCTTCACCTACACCAACCCCAGAGCCGTCACCGACTGCCACACCCCAGCCGTCGCCCACGGCCGAGCCGTCGCCAGTTCCTACTCCGACAGTCACCCCTACTCCTACTCCCACTCCTGTACCTACTCCTGAACCGTCAGTAGAACCAACACCGACCGAGACTCCGACACCTGAGCCAAGCGTGGAGCCAACGCCTTCACCATCACCGTCACCAGATAACATTGCGGAAGAAGCAGCAGCGGTCGTTGGTGAGACAATCGCCGCAGTGAGCGAAGCAGTCGGAGAGGCGGCAGCCGCAGTTGCGGAGACCGTCACGCAGGCTGTGGAAGCCATCGCCAATCTCGGCAAGGATCTCTCTCCGGTCGAGAAAGAGAAGGCTGCACCGGTCGCCATCGCCATCATCGTCGGTCAGGTAGCCAGTGCGGCCGTCGCCGCAGCATCGACCGCCAGTGCAGCAGCTGCAAGCGCAGCGAGAAAGGCAAGCAAGTGATCAAGCGCATCATCGTTGACCTAGTAGGCGGAGCCTGGACAATCCTAGGCTTGCTCTTTGCTGTCGTTGTTCTGCCAGAGGGCGACACGCAGTCCACAATGGCGACGCTGTTCGGTGGGCTGACGATCATCTGGCTCGTCACAGGACCACTTAGGTGGATGGAGGAATAATGAGCGCAGCAGATCACATCGAGCAGATCCACGAGCAGGGTTGGACGCGGATCAATACCGCGCCAGGTGAGTGGGTGGCACTCGTCCTGAACACCGAGAACAGCGCCTTTGGCGGCACGCTCTGGAAGCAGGGCGAAGACGGCAACGACTACTCAGAGGGCTGCACGGAGGGATTCCCTGTCAGCGCCGCTCTGGACTTTGACGCAGCCGGTCGAGCAGTCGCCGTGCTGATCAAGAAGGAGAACGCAGCGTGAAGTACAAGGTCAAGTCGCAGCTCTACGCCGACGCAGAGGCGCAACTCAAAGGCGCGAAGCAGATCCTAGATGACTGCACCTGGTCATCCTGCGCGGCCGCAGTCTCGTGGGCTTCTGGCTACACCGTGGACTACACCGCTGCTCAGGGAGTCGCCGCATTCGAGAAGGCGACAGGGCGCAAGGACAAGCAGGGGATCAGCGATGCCGGTGGCTCGCTGAAGGAAGCCGCGCAGACCATCGCCGTACTCGGCGGCAAGGCACGCTACGCCAAGTCGTGGGAAGACGCAGTCGCCGCAGCCAAGGCTGGTGCGGCGTTGATGGTCTGGGTGCAGCAGCCTGTCGGCTACCCAGCAGGCGTACCAATCAGCAAGTGGCACGACGGTTGGAAGCGCTACTGGACGAAGAAAGATCCTAAGAAGATTACCGACGGCTACGGCCATATGACGAGCGCAGGCTATGACTCTGTTGACGGCTGGCAGTGGGCGTGTCCGACACGCGACGAGAAAGCCGCCGCTGAGAAGTACGGCGTGCCGGTCACAGAGGCGCAGCTGCGCCAGATCGCCAACAGCAAGGTCAAGGCGAAGAAGGTGGCAGTCGACTACAAGTGTCTGCTCATCGTCACGCACCCAGGCAAGGTCGCCGCTCCTGCTCCAGTCGCAGCCCCTGTGGTCGTGCCTGCTCCTGTGGTAGCGCCAGCGGTCGCACCTGCACCTGCTCCTACAATCGTCGTACAGGCACCACCCAGCCACGCTAAGGAGGTTCCAGTGACCAAGAAGGCTAAGACAGCCGCCGTGATTGCCGACGCTGAGGCGGCGCTTTTGCGCGTGGACTGGGATGACAAGAGCAAGGAAGCCGTCAACGCGCTCGTTGAAGCTGCGAAGGCAAGCAACGGCAAGAAGGGTCTCCGCGCCAAGACGGTCGCGTCTATCTCGTGGCTGATTGCGAACACAGGCATTGATGAGATGCTGACGGAAGCGCTCCGCACAGGACTCGGTACGGCACTAGCCCTCTTATTGGCGACTGGTAGCCAGTTGACCAAACTCGATGCAGACCAGGCGGATATGATCCTTGCCGGTGCAATCGCCGCCTGCCTTCAGGTCATCGTGCGCGCCCTGAACCCTGACGATCCCAAGTTCGGCGTGGGTAAGGCGAAGGCAGAGATCGCCAACGGCAACGGCCCTCACAAGTAAATCGTGCCGGTCAAGGTCGCCAAGCCATTCGGCAACTGCTCCGTCTGCGAGATGGTCGCTAGGGTCTGGGAGGTCGAGTCAGCCGACGAGCTGCTCTGTGGGGTCTGCCTTCGACTACTGGTAGCGATCAGCCTAGAGGACTTGACACAGCCGTCCTAGGCGGCTTCCCCTGGGTGGCTCCTCCTCCACCCAGGGGAGTATCCACCCT